CGATGGGTGATAGCTACAAAACCCATATCGCGTCATCCGGCATCAAGGAATGGTCCGGTTCCATGACCTGCCATTGGGACGAAACCGACACGAATGGCCAAGTTGCCATGACCGTGGGCGCGAGCGTCACGCTCAATCTGTATCCCGAGGGGGCGACTACTGGCGATAAATACTACACTGGCACGGCCACGATTACGGAGCGGGGCATTACAACCCGCATGGACGGCGACACGATCCGTGCGACGTTCTCGTTCCTGGGTAATGGTTCCCTCACCTTGAGCACGGCGGCTTGATATGAAAGGTGGGAAATTTCTCGACAAGGCTCGTTCTGCATTCAAGCTGCGGCAGGTTACAAAGCTTGTAATCCCGGAATGGGATAACCTGGAAATCCATATCAAGCAGCCTTCGGCGGGCGAACTGCAAAGGGTTGTAGATAAGGCCGAAGGCCGTCTAATGGAGCAAGCCGCGAGACTGGTTGCTCTATGCGCGCGCGATGATAGCGGTGACAGGTTGTTTTCGGACGCCGAATACAGGACGTTCATGGATGAACTGGACTGGGCTCCGGTGCAGCGCATCGCCAATGCCATCATGGAACTAATCAAGGTCGATGGTTCCACTGCCGGGGTAGAGGACGCCGCAAAAAACTGAAAGCCGATCCGCAACGGCTGCTGCTTTACCGGCTTGCGGATCGGCTTCACAAATGCGTCTATGAAATAGAGCGGATGACGCCACGGGAAATCCAAGGGTGGCTTGGATATTTTCACATAGTGGAACGAGAAAGTAAGCGATGACAACTACCGCCCGTCTTGGAATTGATATCGTCGCTTTCAATCGAACGAACCAAGCGTTCGCATCGGCGCAGCGCGGTCTTATGCAAATGGAACGAACGGCCAAGCGCATGAAGGGAGCGTTTGCGTTCGTTGGCTTGGCGGTGTCGGTAGAAAGGTTCGCCAGGGCGCTCGTAGACGTGGCTATCAAGACGGACCCGGTAGCCACTAAATTTCGACAAATAGATGAAAGCTGGAATAATTTCGCCTTGCGCGTAGCCGAGAACGGATTGAGCGCGGGTATGATTGACTTCGCCAATTCGGTTCAAAAAGTTACGTCCGGGGCGAATGATCTAGACGAAATCATCGGCAGATTGATGGGCGGAGCAGCTAGGCAGCTTGGTATTTTCCTGGAGTCCGTGGCCGACGTGGCCATGGAGGTTACCCGCTTAATCGAAGCGCTCGGTGATCAATTCAACTATCTTAGCCAGTCCATTCTTGGGCTTCCCAATCTGCCGTCATGGATTTTGAACCCGTCCGAGATGGGGCATTTGGCCAACCAGTATTTCATGGCTGATTTAGACAGGATGATGTATTCCAATGCGGAGCCCGGCAAAGGCCATCTCCCATTTGGAATGACAACGCAATAGTGAGGCCCTGAAGGCTGAGTTGTTCTGACTAACTTAATCTCCGCCCGCAATGGGCCAGACCCGGCCTTGATATCGTATATGTGGACTGTAGGCAGCACACGCCAATCAACGTCGCCTTTTTTGCGGATTTGGATACGAACCGGGACTACCGTTTCATCACCGGTATCAACCTCGACAATCCCTGAGGGAAACAGAGTGCGTATCCAGATTTCATCCCATCGGCCATCGGTTTCGAAATACTGCCAATCCGGTGTTGAAGCGTCCGGGTCTGCTTGATCGATTAACCGATCATTCCATGCCGCGTTCAGATCGCACCTGAAATTTCCCACCGCAATGCCGTCGCGCTGTTCCATTACAGATAGCGGTGCGACGGTGCGAGCTTCGTCACCGGCGGCACCTTCAAATGTTTCGTATTCCAAGCGTTCGATCAACGTCGCATCAACGCCATTGATCAAAACATCTGAGATCGCGCAACGCCCCTCTACCCCCACCACAGCGTGGGCAAATACCTCCCCGTCTTCGTAAGTCGTATAGACCGGGGCAAGAAGTGGCGGAGAAACGCGCATCGCGCCAATCACCACCGGCAGTGGCGCAAGCATTTGAGCGACGTTGCCCGATATGCCCGCCAAGCTCAATTCGTTTGGCGTTTCCGATTCCTGCATCTTCGGAGGTGCGGTCAGTGCCGATACAAGCAATTGCCCAGCCAAACCAATGCCCGCCGCTGCCGCTGTGGCACCAAGCCCGCCAGCCGCGAACGCCGCTCCAAGCCCAAGCCCGAGAGGGCCAAGTGCTCCATATGAGACCGCCGCCGCCAGCGCCACCGTGGCCACCGTGGCTAGCAAGGCCAATGTGTTGCGCTTGCCGGGGATAACCGCCAGTTCAATCACCTGACACGTTCCCGGCTTGACGGTGACAAGCCGCCACTTGTCGGGCGGGATTACATGGCCGTCCAGGCGGATAACCCCATGCCGCTCAAACCAATCCGGAGCATTCACACGCCTCAAGATTTCCGTCAAGCGCGCCGGTTCATTCACCGGCAGCACCATGGCCGGAGCATCTACGGGGGATAGCTTGAGAACAGCGGCAGTCACGCCAAAGCCTCCGGCCTCATGATGCGCGTTACGCCCAGCTTTTTCAGATGTTCCACTTTCGCCAATTCCCCCATCTTCACATGCAATGCCATGCCCTTCGACACGACAACACCGATATGTAATTCCGCCCGCGTCCACCCGGATTCCGTTCTAACCGGCGTTCCCATCAACACCGCGTCAAGCTCACGCTCTTCGCCGGGCATGACCTCTATAAACCGCGACGATTCGCGGGCAATAGTGTCTTCGGCGTCTTGATCGTCATAGCGCGGGAAAAACAGCCCCGCCCGTTCCATCCAGACGCGGCGAACCAAAAGCCAACAGGGCCGGTCGCCTTCCCCCGGAGTACCGACGTATTCATCGGCCCAATGGCTCACCGGCGCACCCGGAAAAGCGCGGGGAACCGGCCCGGCGTGACATGGATTGTTCCGAGCGTTTCCGCCGAAAAGTCCCGCGTAACGAGCGTCCCGCTTATGGCCATCTTGTCTATCTTGATGGCACGCAATTCAAGGCGCGCGGCGCGATAGATCGGCTCATCGAGATGATCGGACCCTACTACCTCAATAGCCACCTCGGGGGGCGATGAAAGCCCCATGACCATCTGGCCTATGGCACGGTCAACATTCGGTATCGTTAGAGTTGCGCGCGGCGGCTCGCCATCGTCGTTGATAACGTCAACGTCGAACCACGCGGCGGAATAGGTCAGGCTTTGGCTCACCACCGCAACCGGATTTCTGGCCAGCCTGTATGGCGCACCCCACTCGGAATGGGTCAACGTCAATAGCGCAAGGGCCGCTTCTCCGCTTTCCCGCGCCAAGAGCCATGCGCTTGCCCATGAGGGAAGAGTGGGCATTACTCAGCTTGCCTGATTAGCGATACGGTCACGCGGTAGACTTCGCCAGGAGATGTACCTTCCGGTTCATAGGAAAGGTGCTCTATCTCCGGCGGAGATGCCCATGCATACGTCTTTTGGGCGGACGTATCGATTGGGTCCGTGAACGTGAACGACAGAGAACCATCCTCGCAATCCGTTTCGTAGAAATCGACAAGCGACACAACGTCTCCGCCATTCATGACCATCGAGAATGTGTCGAGCTGGCTTTTGGCGGTTGTGCGCCGCCGCCTGATATCGTCTCCAACATCGGGCGAAAACCTCAACACATTGTCCTGTGCCACGCGGCGGAAAGCGCCACTGCCGGGCCTTGGAGGTACTGCTGCTGGCCAAGTCGGCATGGTCTACCCCCTCCGCACTGCCACCGGGCGTCCGCCCGTGCGCTGGCTCAATTGATTGTCGGCAGCGCCCGATCCGATGATATCGCGAACCGCGTCACGGATGATGAACCGCTGCGAACCATTAGCCCCGTTTTGCCGTTCCACCGCTGGCGCGTTCTTGCGTTGATCGATGATCTGAATGTTGACGGCGCTGCGCTGGCTCATCATGGCACCCGGCGTCACCGTGGCCGGTCCAGATATAATCTCCGGCCCGGCTTCGCCAGCAATACCCCACTTGCCAGCGGGAACAGAACCTCCAGAGGCATACATGCCGGAAAACCCGCTCAAGCCACCGCCGATAAGTTTCCCGAGCAACCCGCCAAGAATGCCGGCCGGCGCGGCACCTTGCCCGCCTCCGAACAGAGATTGAAACGCATTGTTCGCCCACATGCTGGTAAGCGATTTCAGCACGTCCATTCCCATGTCGCGGAACGCTTGCGAAACGGACTTGGACTTGTCGATGATCGCATCAAACCCCGATAGGAACGATGAGGAAA